CTACTCGCTACTATCGCGATGAGGGCACTTTTTCCTGGAAATGCCGCAAGGCTTATCTAATGGCTATGTGCAACTCAGGAATGGCAATGAAAAACATTGTCTACTGGCGCGACGGAGGTAATCCTTCTGGAATGAACGGAACCATTGACGTTAACACATACTCTGCTGGCATCTATGCTGCTTATGCTTTTGTTGACATCTTCCCCGCTTCCTTCCCAGCTGACTACGTTGCTTGTATCAAATCCCGTTTCTGTGGTGATGACACTGTCCTAGGTGTGAGTGAAATTGTTGCCGAAAAGTACAATTTTCTCACTATCTACGAGAGCTTGCAAAAACTCAATGTCACCATCACACCTGCCAAAAAGGACGAAGATCCAACACCCTTCGTTCCTCAAACCGAAATCACTTTCTGCAAAAAACAAATTCTCTACTCCGATGAGCTTCACTCGCTTGTTCCCTTCGTTTCGTTCCATACTCTCTTGGATCAGCTTTCCTACACCAAGGATAACTCCCTAGAGGGCATGGTTCAATGCATAAACAGCGCACTTCAATGGAGCTTCTTTCGTGGTAATAAGGCCAAAAATGGTCAAATTCCCTTCGAGGAGCCTACTTTTGATGACCAGAGAGAATTTTTCTGCCAGATTTACCCCGAAATTCGTGACTCGCTTTTTACCTATGAGGTCTTCACCCACAGGTACTATCACCCGACTGAACATCGCGCGGAAGCTTTGTATCGAGACTTCGATATAATGCCTGTCCCCGCACCACTTACAAAACTTAAAATGTCTTCCCACACTTCACGTCATTGCGACACCATTCAATCAAACAACAACACTAAATTTCCATCCCTTGATTTCGAAGCTCCAACCGAATCCTCTCTTGCAGAATTCGGTTTGGATCTTGGTCCCTTCCACATAGGGATCGGTGATGCTCCCGACATGCACGGCCCCACCAACCCCCCGGTTTTCCCGCCTGCTCCGTCCAGTTTTGTTCCTGATATCATTAC